TAAACGCGGCTGACTGTAACTCAGTTCTCTACGAGTTCGATGGTTCGAATCCGTCCCTCCCCACCATCTTTATTGGGATATAGCCAAGGGGTAAGGCAACAGACTTTGACTCTGTCATTTCACTGGTTCGAATCCAGTTATCCCAGCCATCTTTTTTTGACTCGCTAGCTCAGATGGCAGAGCATCTGACTTTTAATCAGAGGGTCAGGGGTTCAAATCCCCTGCGAGTCACCATCTTGATGCGGGTGTGGTGAAATTGGCAGACACGCTAGACTTAGGATCTAGTGCTTCGGCGTGCAGGTTCAAGTCCTGTCACCCGCACCATAAGAAAATTACCTCGATTATATCGAGGTTTTTTTGTTTATATATTCATAATGGACTAAAAATGGACTAAAATTTATTTTTTATTCATGATATTTAATAGTTTATCATCATCATTTGGCATCATGTGTGCATAAACTTGTAAAGTTATAGTTGGACTTGAATGTCCAAGTCTTTTTGATATGGCCAGAATGAGATTTTGATCATTTGGCATGTTATTAATAAGATAACTTGCATGGCTATGCCTAAAATCATGTATTCTTATTTGCTTCACATTTGCTATCTTACAATATTCATTTTTCTTTCTTTCAATTGTTGTATCACTAAGAGGCTTTTCTAGACCGAATACAAAGCAATTATTGTTGAATCCTTCTATTTCTTTGCTGTATTCATAAAGTCTCTGTATTAAGCTAATTAGTTGCTCTGGGAGAGGTATGTTTCTGTTTGAACCTGGTGTTTTTGGTGTTGTTATTTCATAGGGTTGACCTTTAATTTTTTGATTTATTGTTTTTCTTATCTTTACAGTCTTGAAGCCAGATGTAAAATCATTCCAGTTTAACGCTAAGGCTTCTCCACGCCTACATCCAGTCCAATATAAGAAATTGAATAGTGTTTTATATTCTAGATCATCAATAACATTATCGAACTGCTCGAATTCTTCAAGAGTCCAAAATAGCATTTCTTTTTTTGGCTCTGTTGGGTCTTTGAAATTTCCTTCAAGCTTTAGACAATTGTTTTCTGTTCCGTAGTACTTTTCAGAAAAATTAAAGATAGTTGATAACATGATGAAAATATCTCTTTTGTATCTTAATGAAAGATTCTTTGCATTCATTTCATCTTTCCATTTTCTGATATGTATTGGCTTGATATCATTAATTATCATATTATTAAAATAAGGTCTAATATGCTTGTTGGTTTTATTTACTAGAGAATTGTACGATGACTTTTTCATTTCTTTTTTCTTCTGTGAAAAATACTCATCAATTAATCTAGACATGAGGACGTTTCCTTTTTGTTCGGCAAGAAAGTTTTTTAGAAATTCAGACTCTGCAAATTTGGCTTCTTGCTTTGTTCTGAATCCACGTCTTTTATAATCTTTATACTTATTTGTTATTGGATCTTTATATTTTCCGTAAAAATACCATTTTTTAGTTTTCTCATCTTTTCTTACAGCCATAATAAATCACGCTCCTTCATTTATATTTGCCTTGAACGTGCTTTATGCGTTAAAATAAAGTACGTAAAAGGACTTTATGAGATGTTTCTTTTATATGAGTGATATTGGCGTATCACTATCAGCATCCTAGTTGGCGCTAGGGTGCTTTTTTGTAAAAAGAAAAGGAACCTCTAACGAGATTCCTTCAATGGCGCTAGGCCGTTGTGTAAATAACAATAGCGTATAGCTCTTGTTAAATTAGATGTTATCACACAAAGCGGCTATTGTCAAACCTCGTTATTATTACTCTCCTGTTGGTAGCAGGGGATTTTTTTATTTGTTCATTGATTTTACAAGACAGACTATAATCACAACATCAAGCACAATTTGAATTATATCTAGTGCAATCTGCATAATATCGCTTCCTTTCAAAAAAATAGTATTTTTAGCCTACATCAATCTTCCCAATTGAAATCTTTGATAACTTTCTTTAGTTTTCCTAGACATCTAATATTGTTGCTCAATGGATCAACAACGATAGGGTCAAAATCTGCATTCATTGGCTGTAACATGATTATTCCGTTTAATTCCTTATACTTCTTGCAAGTGGCTGTATTGGTGTCTATACAGAAGCATCCAATAACACCATCATCTACTTTATTCACTTTCTCAAATATAAGAAGATCACCGTCAGAGATACCAGCATCTTTCATACTTTCACCGCTTGCATATTGTGCGAAGTATTTAGCTGACTTGCTTAAGCCTTTAGAAGGCACAGGAATCATATCAATGATATTGTCATCTACAAAGCCACCATTTCCACAACAAAGCGTCTCATACAGAGGAACTTTAACATATGATACTTCTATGTCGTTATAGACTTTTTCATCATCCATAATAAAGTAAGATGGCTTAACTTCAAATATGACTGCTAGTTTTGCAATTGTTGTTTTTTTAAGATTAGTGACTACACCTTTCTCCCATTTTGCGACTGCTGATTTTTTTACTCCAATCATGTCTCCTAGTTCTGTTTGAGTCAATCCGAGCCTTTTTCTTTGATATTTTATCTTTTCTCCAACATTCATAATTTAATGTCTCCTTTTCTATATATATAGAATATCTCTTTTTGATACTTTTAACAATAAAAATGATATAAAAATAGAAAAAAAAGATACTTTTGTGTTGATTTTTGATATTAATAGGGTATAATTAAAAGTGTCTTAAAAAGACACTATCAAGGAGGTGGAGCAATTGAATAAGAAAGAACTTTTATCAGAAATGATTCTTCATGACGATACAAGGACCGATTTAGCAGAAGCCTTAGGCATGTCTATAGGCACTTTAAATGCTAAAATTAATGAGACTAATGGCAGATGTTTCAATCAACCAGAGATTGCATTTATTAAGGATCGTTATGATTTAACTGCTGAAAAAGTAGACAGAATTTTTTTTACTTCAAAAGTGTCTTAAAAAGAAACAATGGAAAGGAGAAACAAAAATGAACGAAGTACAATTATTTAATTTTGAAAATCATGAAGTAAGAAGTCTTTTGCTTAACAATGAGCCTTGGTTCGTCGGAAAAGATGTTGCTGAGGTTCTTGGATATAAGAACACAAAAGACGCATTAGTTAAACACGTTGATAGTGAAGACAAAGAAATTCTAAAGTCGCAAAACGCGACCTTTGAAAATATCCCTAATAGAGGAATTACGGTAGTCAACGAGAGTGGTTTATACAGTCTTATCCTCTCAAGCAAGTTACCAAGCGCCAAGAAGTTCAAACGTTGGGTTACATCTGAGGTGTTGCCAGCATTAAGAAAAACAGGGCAGTACCAAGTGAAGGAGTTAAGTGGCTCAGAATTAATGGCTAGAGCGCTGATTGAAGCGCAGAACGTTCTAGCTGCTAAGGACAAACAGATTGAAGAAATGAAGCCAAAAGCCTTATTCGCTGATGCAGTTTCAGCGAGTAAAGGCAGTATATCAGTCGGAAGTCTTGCAAAACTTCTAGCACAAAATGGAATAGCCATCGGACAAAATCGTCTATTTGCTTGGCTACGTGACAACAACTTTTTAATTAAAGACGGTAAAAGTAAAAACGTGGCCACACAAAGATACATAGACCAAGGCTTGTTTGAGTTAAAGGCAAATGTCACTTTTGAAAATGGCGAAACTAAAACGCATAAGCCAACAACCATGGTAACAGGCAAAGGCCAAAGATATTTCATTGATTTATTCCTTAATAGTCAGGAGTGATCATCATGGATGAACTTAATATCTCTGTGAAAGAGGTTTGTAAAACAATCCACAAGAGCCGTGACTTTGTTATAAATGCAGTGCAGCAAGGCATGATGCCTGGTGCTGTCGTTGTTTCAAAAACAGGGATTAGAAGTGTCCACATTCCTAGAAAGGCTTTTGAAGCCTATATGAATGAATGGAACACAAGTCCAACCGATAAGGTTATTCAAGCATTATTTAAGAAGTATACAAAAGAATAGTGCTTTAGTTGCTCGTAAGCACCTAAGGCCAAAGAAGGCAAATAATATTATTGTAGAATGTCTCGTTTTCATTTTTTTGGAAACTCCCTTCGTATGTGTATCTTACATTGAATATATCAATCCTTTTTAAATAATTTGTCTGTTGATCAAATAAATGCTTTCTTTGGCGCTAAGTGCTTATGAGCACAAAAAAAAGAACACACGACAGCCATCGTGTGCTCCCACTCAATCTTCTAGGAAAAGATTGATAAAAATCAGACAGTGCTAATTATAGCACAGAAAGAGGAAATTATGAATAGTAAAAGAATCTTATTAATTGCATTTAATGCATTTGTTTTAGGCACAGTAATCTCAATGATTACATCAGGCACAAATTGGGATAGTGCAGCCGTACATGTCTCAAGTGCTTTCTCATTAGGATTAAACATCATATTTCTAGAATATATCGGGTTAAAGGGGGATAAATAACATGGTCAAACACATAGAAACACCATTCCTACACCTTGAGATTAAAAACGGGAACTGTGAAGTAACAGGAAGAGGAAACACATGGCAGCACTTATTGCTATTTGCCTACATCGTTAAAGCTGCCAAAGAAGGACGCTTTACTAATGGGTTTGACGATGAAGGAGAAGAAAAGGGATTCAATAGAATTATAAATAAGGTGTATGAAAGTCCAGACGATGCAATTGAAGCATTTGGACCATTAGGGGATGTAAATACAATCTCTGATATCTTAGAAGCGCTAGACAGATTGTTTGAAGGGGATTACGTAGATGGAGAATAAGAAAGATATTCTAGAGAGCCTGTTTGAGACTCTCACTAGAACTAGAAAGTGGAGCGATGAAATCGCTGAAATGCTATATCACAAGGATAAGAACGGCAATGAAGAGGTCACTGTAAGACTTTATGAAGGTAATGAAGAAGTGTTCATTGATGTTACTGGAGACAGTGGCATGGCTCTTATTAAAGACGTTATTAACGCTTTAGAATGTGTCTAAGGGGGTGAAAGATTATGAAAGGTGTAATTAAGCACAAGTTGCCAAAAACTCGTGAGGAGTGGCTATATGACCGTTTAAAGGGTATAGGTGGCTCAGATGTTGGTGCAGTTTTAGGACTTAATAAGTATAAAAGTGCCTACACTCTGTGGGCTGAAAAATGCGGACTTCTTCAAGATGAAGAGGAAGACAACGAAGCTATGAGAGTTGGTAGAGATTTAGAACAGTATGTCGCTGACAGATTTACAGAAGCGACAGGAAAGAAAATTAGAAAAAGTGGGTTTTCTTTTCAATCTGAGAAGCATCCGTTCATGCTCGCAAATGTTGACCGTTTAATTGTTGGTGAAAAGGCAGGGCTTGAATGTAAAACCGCTAGTGCACTAACTAGATGCGATTTTGAGAATGGTGATATTCCACCAAGCTATTATTGTCAATGTATGCATTACATGGCAGTAACAGGCTTCGAAAAATGGTATATAGCCGTTCTAGTGATGGGCAAGGGCTTCTTTTGGTACGAAATCAACAGAAATGAAGAAGAAATTGAAGCACTTATCAAGGCTGAAGGTGATTTCTGGGAAATGGTCAAACAAGGTAATGCGCCTGACGTCGACGGCTCAGAAAGTACAAAGAACACATTGAACACAAGATGGCAGTCTCAAGTAAAAAGTTGTGTTTTAGGGCATGAAGCCGAGGACAGTGTTAAAGAGTTGCTTTCTATCAAAAAGAGAATTAAAGCTTTGAAGGAACTTCAAGTTTCTTATGAGAACTCTATCAAAGCAGAGATGGAAGATGCAGAAGCTGCAGAACTAGAAAATGTCATGATCAAGTGGAAGACTTCAAAAAGTATGACTTTTGATAGAGATAAGTTTAAAAAAGAAAACCCAGAGTTATTTAAACAGTACTTGAAAGAAAGTACTCAAAGAAAATTCTATGTAAAGGAGAAAAAAGGAGAAAAATAATGCTAAAAAGACAAGATTTTGTAAACAATATTTTAGATATGTTTGATGACATTGATGCTTTAAAAATGGAAAACGAGCGTTTAAAAAACTGTGTTCCTAAAGTCAATACAAAAAATAACAGCATAAACCGCATTGATGGCTTGATGATTGAAAAAGGCATAAAAGCAACTCTTGAAGAAACGCTTTATCATTGGAACAAAGTATGTTGTAACTATGACGAAGAAGCAGATACATATAGCTATACTTCATTCGAAAATTGGCTCAAGCAAAAAGTAAGAATTGAAAAAATTCCTAATTCAGTGTCTCGTGATGAATTTGTCACATATTTTAATAGTCAATTGTTAGAAATGTACAAGAAAGAAAAAGAAGAATCATTAAAAGAAGAAAAGGAGAACAGATAATAATGGCAGAAGTAAATCAGAAAGGTATTATTGCGAATACCACTAAACAGGCAGTTGCTAATAAGCATAAGCCTCAAACAATCAAGGACTATATCAAGGTATATGAAGGAGAAATCGCTAAGGCATTGCCTAACGTAATCACTCCTGAAAGATTCAGTCGCATCGCTATGACGGCAGTCACTAATACTCCTAAGTTAGCAAAATGTACACCACAGTCATTCATTGGTGCATTGCTTATTGCTGCACAGTTAGGAGTTGAACCTAATACAGCACTAGGACAAGCATATTTAATCCCATACGGCAATCAATGTCAGTTCCAATTAGGTTACAAAGGGGCGCTTGATCTAGCATACAGAACAGGAGAAGTAAGAAGTATTACTGCCGAAGTTGTCAGAGAAGGTGACTTATTCGAGTACGAATTAGGTTTAAATCCTAAATTGAAACATGTACCAGCACAGAAAGGAAGAGGAAAACCGATTTTCTACTATGCAGTATTTAAATTAGTAAATGGTGGGGAAGGTTTCCAAGTCATGAGTTATGAAGATGTTACAGAACACGCCAAGAAGTATTCTAAAACATTTAATAATGGACCATGGCAAAGTGCCTTTGATGAAATGGCTAAAAAGACAGTGCTCAAGAAGCTATTGAAATATATGCCGTTAAAAACAGAATTCGTTAAAGCAGTAGCACAAGATGAAACAATTAAAAACTTTGATGTTGGAGAAGACAACAGAGACATTCTAGACAAGCCTAATGAATGGGTTGATGCAGATGTCAATATTGTTGATGAAGACACAGGAGAAGTCAAAGAATAGGAGATGTGAAAGATGGAAAGAAGGAGATGGATAAAACTTTATATGATGGACTACGATGAAGTCTATCACGATTCCAAGATGTTCCATCTTTGGATTGACATCTTACTACACACTAATCCTGTTGATTATTATCATCACGGAGACTTGATCAAGAGAGGACAATGCATCCTCTCTCTGAATCAGGTCGCATCAAGATGTCATATGTCTAAACCGACAGTTTCCAAATACCTTCACTTATTAGAAGAATGTGGAAAAATTAAGTTAGATATATCTAAAAAGGGCACTAAAGTGACGGTATTGAACTGGGATAAATACCAAAGTAACGGGTTTTCAAAAAGCGAAAACGAGGAGTCGGAAGATACTACCGGTTTAGCAAGTGGTTTAGCAAGTGGTTTAGCAAGTGGTTTAGCAAGTGGTTTAGAACTAAACCAAGAACTAAACCCTAATAAGACAATAAAAGAACAAAGAAAAGAGAAAAGAGAAAAAGACTGTACTGTAGAGTATTGTCCGTCTTATGAATCTATTTTTTCTATTTTCTTTAAGAAAGACAAGTTGGAGTACATCAGTGAATATTATGAATCTGTAAAAGATAGAACTGATATAAGAAATCTAGAAAAACATATAGATGGATTCTTGAGAAATAAAGAGGCTGAAAAAAATAAGCCTATATCAATATCAGAGAGAAGAAAGAAAGAAAAAGAAGAATCTTCAGAAAATAAAATACCAGACGCTATTGTATTAACTCCTGAACAGGAAGAAGCACGCAAAAGGCTTCAAGAGTTACTTGATAGTAAGAAGTATGAACATGATGAAGATTTAGATTAAGGAGGGGGTTTATAAAAAATGTTTAAAGAGATTGGAAAACTAAAAGGATTATTGAATTATCCACAACAATTAATACTCGGATTAGATAACATAGCACATGTAAATGGTGATGATCTAACTCTTATTATTACATCAGAAGAATGCGCAGAGTTAATTCAAGCCATTAGCAAAATAAAAAGATATGGTTTTCATGATGAATATGAAGATAACCTACACGAAGAAGTCGCAGATGTTCTTATCTGTATTACCGAATTGGTATGTCTTGGTTATTTAGATATCGATAAAGTGGCAAAGTATCAGGAATTGAAAATTGATAGAGAACTCGAAAGAGCAATCCAGAAAGAGGAAGAACTGAGAAAGGAGACAGAAAAGCATGGAACTTGTGAGTGATGAAAAACTAGAAGCAGTCGCTGACTTCCTATCAGATGATGAAGTCTTTGGAATCGCCCCATGTTCACATTTCAATAACTCTTTAAAAAGAGATAGGGTTGACGTGTCTTGTGATGTTGGAGACTGTGAAGGAGACTGCCCATTTTACTCAAAAGAGAACTTCATCAAGTGGATTAAAAAACCAGACAGTAAGTATGATGTTAGTAATTTAAAGAGACCACAGCAAGAAGACTTCATCGAATGGGATCGTTTCGGTGACGGACACGTTAACGATTTTCGCTATGCTAAGGCATTAGAAAAGTATTGCAACAATTTAGGAGACGCTCTTGCTGACGCTGAATATGCTTTTGAAGAAGCGGAATGTGAAAATAGAGAGCTAACAGAAAAGTTAGAGAAGGTTAGAGGTGCTCTTGATGGAAAATATTAAACAAATAAATATCTATCTAGTAGATGGATCTAGATACGTAGTTATTCCTTCAGATGATAATTTAGCCAAATATGTAAAAGGTGATTTTTACAGAGGATATAACATTGGCATCTCAAAAAATGAAGCGAAATCAATTATTCATGAATGGGTGTTTAATGCTGAAAGACAACACAGCGGCAGAATTGATGATATTGGCATTGAAGCAAGCAATATTATGTCTATTGAATTTTTAGAACATAGGGAATGATTATATGAACAAAAAGAATTTAAAAGAAATTACATATTCGGGCGAGTTTGTGAACGAATTAGAAAGCAAGATAGAATATTTAAAAGAAGAAAATGCATTAATCAAACGTAGATATACTGTTTTAGAATGTCAAAATCATCATCTTGAGTTATATAAGGAAGCGTTAGATCTAGCAATCACAAACGCTATTATTGTTGGTGGCTATGATTTTTGGAAAAGAGCTGCAATTGGATATGGCGTGCAAGAATTTTATAACAAGTGCATTCATAGAAACGCACCAAATCTTAATAAAGGTATTGTGGAATTCTATCTTTCGCTAATAGCAAACGCAAAAGCACAAAAGAGTGAGGTAAAAGAAAATGTTAAACGCAGAAAAGTTTAGGAAAGAAATATTAGAAAATTCAAATGTTGTTTCTGATTTTTCAATGAGCAAGGATAAGCATGCAATCAAGAAATGTCTTGGTGTCTGTGAAGATTGTTTCTTTCACGATTTAGGAGATCACTGCTCGAACATTAAAGTTAAGTGGCTCTTATCTGAGTATAAAGAGCCTGTCAAATTAGCCAGATTTGAGCATGATGTTTTAAAATATCTTCTCGAAAAGACACAATACAGATTTATTGCACGTGAAAGAAATGACACTATTTACATTTACAAAAGAAAGCCCAAGAAAGAATCAGATGCTTGGGAAATTATCTCGGGGATGCGAAACTTTAATTTATTTATTAATCTCTTCCCATTTATCGAATGGGAAGACTCAGAACCTACATCAATCGAGTATGTGCTTAATAATTGTGAGGTGGTCAATGATGCTGAAGAATAAAGAAGAGAGAACCTCATTTTTAAGAAATGAGAAGAACTGGGAAGTTGAGTATTTAACACCTGATATTAAAATGCTGACTTTAAAATTAACACCTAAACTATATGTCAGAAAAATTCAAGTGATGGGTTTTAATAAATATTTAAAAAAAAGTGGATGGTATACGCAGTTTACTAAGTTCTTTTATCCTGATGATTTATATTATAGTCCTAATACTTCCGATACAGAATTATTGCGATATTTAACTGCGCATAAAAATGATGATTACATTGAAGACTTAGAAGCGAAAGGAGAACAGTAAAATAACATGAACACTATTTCAATGGAACTGCATGAAGAGCAGATAACAGAACTACAAAGTCAGATTGAAGAATTAGAAAGTGAAAAACATTGTTTAGAAGAAGAATTGGAAGATTTAAAGGTTGAATGTGAAGATTTAGAAGACAGATGCGAAAGTTATAAAGAAGCAAGCCAAAATGTATTGAGTAATTACAATGAGGATTTAGAAACGATAAAGTGTCTTCAGAAGTTAAACAAAAAACTTGTTAAAAGTAATAAAACAGCTAACAGAGATTTCTTTATTCTCGCAGCAGCTTATGTTGCTACACTAGTGCTAATGATTTACTTATTTATCAGATAAGGGGGGAGTGATATAGATGTTTCTATTGCAGGTATTAGGAAATGTATTTTGTGTGTTTGCTATTCTCATGCTGATTATTGGTATTCTTATTGCAATATCAGTGATTGCTATTGCAGTTTTCGTTATAATGTCGGTGATTGTGAATGGAATTGCAGAAGATAAGGAGAATAATAACTTATGACAATAAATGACAAGGAGGAACACTATTAATGCTTAATCGTGCTTTATTAGTCGGAAGACTCACAAGAGATCCTGAACTAAGAAGAACAGGGAGTGGAAAGGCAGTCACTTCTTTCAATCTAGCAGTAGAAAGAAACTTCAAGAGCGATGATCAGGAGGCTGATTTTATCAACTGTGTATGTTGGGGGAAGATTGCAGAAAATACAGAGCGCTATTGCTCTAAAGGTTCCCTCGTTTCTGTTGATGGTCGCATTCAGACAAGAAACTATGAGAACAATCAAGGTCAGAAGGTATATGTTACTGAGGTAATTGCTGACTCTGTACAGTTTATTAATACAAAGAGGGATAGTAATACAGCTACTGCAGCACAAGCACCAGTAAATAGTCAAGCACCTGTTAATAACTATGCGAGCAATGGACTGATTCATCAGTTCGAGGATGAAGGATTGGTTATGGATGAAGAGGATATCCAATTCTAATGAGCAAGTACAACTCAAGAAAGACTACAGTTGACGGCTTTACATTCGATTCCAAGAAGGAAGCAAAACGCTATTTGGAATTAAAGCAGATGGAAAAAGACGGATTAATTAACGATTTGCAATTACAGGTGCCGTTTGTATTGATCCCTCCTTTTGAAATCGAAATTGATGGCAAAAAGAGAAAAAGAAGAAGGATGGAGTATATTGCTGACTTCGTCTATTACATCAATAACGTTAAAGTTGTGGAAGATGTCAAAGGCAGAAAAACAGAAGTTTATAAGATTAAGAAAAAGATTTTTGAATATAAATTCAAAACAACGATAAAGGAGACATAGAAAAAATGAAAGTAGCAAGAAAAAACACATACTATGTTTACAACGCTGAAAACGGCGAGTTCCTTGGTTGTGGGAGCCGTTGCGACATAAGAAAATATTTTAATGTAGGATTAGAACGCATAGAATCATGTGCAAAAAGCAGAGAGCCGTTAGTTTCAACAAAAAATGACATCATACTAAATATTAGCAAAGTAGAAGGAATAGTTGAAAATATACCTTTTACAGTCGGGCTTACAAGAACAGAATGTAACTTTGTAGAAGTTTTCAAAATATTCAGATGCCCAAGAAACGAAGAAGAAAAGGAATATATGAGAACGCACTTTTCAATTATCAACCTTGATAAAGTAAGGTTCGAACTTGATACGAGGTCATTTAATGACGGATTCCCATTCAGAATTAATTTCACAGGAAAAGGAAGACTGCGCTCAATTATTTTTAGCGAAAAGTTCTATAGTAGAAAATTAGCAGAAGAAAGGCTCAGATATTTACAGGACTTTCAAGCGAAACAACGTAGAGGTGATTTCTGGTATTTTAAAGATAAATACGACGCTTCAAGAGTTGTATGTGTTGACAGGACTAGAAGCGGAAAGAATAAGATTATGTCACCTTCTCGTGACACAACAAAAAAAACAAATTATAAAGAGTATTTAGATCTAGTTCAATTTCTACAGTCTGAATTCATCAGATAATCAAACAGGGCATTGAGTTCTTTATTAGATTTTATATACTATCAAGAAAATTTATTAGGACCCCTCATACTTAATAGATTCTTTTCTAAAAGCAAGATCCTCTCATGGATTCGATGCCCTAACATATTTTTCTATTCTAAAACCAACAAACAACAGCAGTGTCATGGCTTTGCTTCAATCTCATTCACCTTCTTTTGCAAAGAATAAGAGTATGAAGCGCTAATTTTGCTATCCAACTATAAAGTTATGATGTTGCTGGGAGAAGAGAAGACACAAATTGAAAACCAATAGGAAGAGTAAAGGACTGTTTTCTTCTTCTCCAGAAAGGAGGTTAATTTTTGTTTTTTATTTTATTTGTACTGGTGATAGTGATTTATTTATTTTTTATTTTTGAGTAATCAGGAGGATTCTTTATGACAATTGACGAGACAAGAACATTTCTAAAATCATATAAAAGCATGGCTAACAGGGTAGAGTATATCAACAATAAAATGATTAATGTTAAATCAATCAGATATGACGATTCTCAAAGATGTTCTTATGGCGAGCCTAAAACTCAAAATGATTACATCATCATGAAAGATGAATACTTGTCTCAGATGCAAGAAATAAAGGATTCTATTGAAAGATTGAGCAGTATGACATATAGAAACATACTGTTTTATCGATATATAGAGTGTTTGAGTGTATATGATATTGCTGAAATTATGGACTATTCTCCAGCAACAGTAAGAACGTATATACTTGATGCAGTCAAAGAATTATCAGTTATTATGTGAAAAAGTCCTAATTGTTAATGATTTGTAATAACAATAGTGTGGTATTATGTAAATACATAAGAGTCCATACAGAGATAGAGGCACATATAGCCTCTTTTTATTTTACCAGGAAGGAGAATAACAGATGAATGACATCAAGGTAACGCAGAAGCCTATTGCTGATCTAATCCCTTATAGTCGCAATCCTAGAAGGAATGATGAAGCCGTTCCAATGGTGATGAACAGTATCAAGGAGTTTGGTTTTAAGGTTCCTATAGTGATTGATAAGAATAATATCATCGTATGCGGTCATACAAGGTTTAAAGCAGCGCTAAAGCTAGGACTTGAGACAGTTCCATGCATAGTAGCCGATGACCTCTCAGACGAGCAGATTAAGGCTTTTAGACTAGCAGATAACAAGGTATCAGAGAGAGCTGAATGGGATTTTGAAATCCTAAGCGGTGAACTTGATGACATTATCAATATAGACATGGATTCATTTGGGTTTGAGTCAATTGAATTTGAAGAACCTGAGGAAGATGATTCTGAAAAGGTTAATGAAAGAGAAAGAACAGGGAACGCATATAACCTGGATGAATATGATGAACTTAGAGCAATAGGATTCTATCAAATGCCTACACTTGAAAGAATTGACTATGTTCCTGATGATCTTGTTGGCTTCAATTATGTATTGAATTCTGATAGATATGAATCAGGTGTTCATTTTTATATTGATGACTATCAATTTGAAAGAATTTGGGCATCTCCTCAGATGTATGTTGATAAGCTTGCGCAGTTTGACTGTATTCTTACTCCTGACTTTTCTCTTTACATGGATATGCCTATGGCCATGAAAATATGGAATGTATACAGAAGCCGTTTAATTGGTCAGATCTATCAGGATAGAGGGCTTAGAGTGATTCCTACTGTATCATGGGCTGAACCAGAAACATTTACTTTTTGTTTTGATGGTATTCCTTCTAACAGTACAATTTCAGTTTCTACTATTGGAGTTAAGCGCAGCAAGGAAGCCACAAAGATATGGACACAGGGCATGGACGAAGCTATGAAGAGGCTGAAGCCAAAGAACATACTTGTTTATGGTGGTGACATTGGCTATGACTTCAAGGGGGCTAATGTAAAATACTATGATAATCATGTGACAGAAAAAATGAAAAAATTAAAGAATATATAAATCATATATCGAAAGGAGCATAATATATATGGGTGGTAGAGGTGCATCAAGTGGAATAAGAAGAGGCAAAGCGAGCAATGCTAAATACAATGGCTTTAGCATTACTGATGAAAAAGGGAACACAAATCATTATATAGTTATTGGCGGAAAAATCTCGATGGCAATACCAAAAAATACGCGTGGGGATTTGGTACGCTATTTTGATAGTAACCATCCTTTTCAAAAAGCTTACGATAAGTACGGGAATGTTGATGCGATTATCAAACGTGTTAATAAGGTCGGAAAGGGCAAGGCTTCAATTTTATCTGATAAGGCAGTAGAAAAAATGAACGCTGATTATGCTAAAGAGTTAGCAAATAGAAAAACAGATTATACTGTCAGAAGTTCAAAAAAAGGCGTTAATAGACACAGTTTATACTGGTCAGCAATGTAATGTTAAAGGCACTCGAAAGGTTTAAAATGACATTGGCATACTGAGGCATACTATCTTAAACGCAGAGATATCAAATATAAATTCAATAAAGTACTAGAAAAAAATAAAAGGAAGTATAAAAAATGGGTGGAAGAGGTGCATCAAGTGGAATAAGCAAACGGTAAAAAAGGAGCGGCAAGGCTTACCGATAAAGAAAGGCGAATGGTTGACAAAGTTAAGGAGTTTTGGTTAAATAGAAAAAAAGGGAAGTAGTAGTATAGAGGTTGATTACACTTTGATGTATGGTTTTTCCACTGAGGAGACTCACGTTCGAATCGTGACGCTTTCCTTTTTTTATTGTAAGAGCTGATGTTGTAAGGTACAATTCCAACATGATTATATTATTATTTTAACTTGTAAAAGCAACTCAAAGAATGGGTTGCTTTTTTGCGTTGAAAGGCAGGTGATAGCAATGGCAAAAAGTGAGTTCGCAAACATGACACCAGAAGAAAGAAGAGAGAACGGTCGAAAAGGCGGACTTGCATCTGTCAAGGCAAGAAGAGAAAAGAAGGCAATGAAAGACAATCTTGCATCGCTTCTTTCCATGTCTCTCAAATCCGGTAAGATAGCCGATGTAGACACAATCAAGAACTTTGCTGCATTGAATGGCAAGAATGTGACTGTACAGGACGCAATACTCATTAAACAGGTTCAGAAGGCAATGAAGGGCGACACTAGGGCAGCAGAATTCATTAGAGACTTGAGTGGTAATAAGCCTGGCAGTAGTCTTGACATCAAGTCAAATGGACAGATAGTAATTATAGATGACATCGAATAGAGCAAAGCTTTCTGACATTATAGGCCCAGCGTTCTATGATCTTCATAAATATGTTAAGACCAATGCATATACACACTACTGGCTTAAAGGTGGACGAGGTTCTTTAAAATCTTCTTTTATTGGTACTGAAATTCCTTTAGGAATTATGAGAGATGCAAAACGTGGCGTAATGAGTAATGCCGTTGTTATAAGACGTGTAAAGGACACTTTAAGGGGTTCAGTCTATGAACAGATTAAGTGGGGCATATTCATGCTGAAGGCTGAAGAAGATTGGGATATACCTGAATCTAAGTTACAGATGACATACAGGCCGACAGGACAACAGATAATATTCAAAGGTGCTGACAATCCTAAGAAGTTGAAATCTATCAAGGTGTTTGTCGGTTATGTTAAATATGTCTGGTATGAAGAGTGCGACGAGTTCGAAACATACGATAAAATAACCAATATCAATCAGTCACTTCTTCGTGGTGGACATGAATATTGTGTATTTTACTCTTTCAACCCTCCTGAATCACAAAGAAATTGGTGCAACAGGCAAGTTCTAGTAAAAAGGGATGATACATATGTCTCTCACACAACTTACTTACAGGCACCACCTCAGTGGCTTGGGGAGCAGTTCTTAATAGAAGCCGACCACATGAAGGAGACAAAGCCTGATAAGTATAAGCATGACTATTTGGGAGAGGTAACTGGAACAGGTAGCGAGGTTTTCACAAACCTTGATATACGTGAGATAACCGACGAGGAAATACAGGTATTCGATAGATTAAAAAACGGATTGGACTTTGGTTATGCTGGTGACCCATTGGCATATGTCAAAGCAAACTATGACAAGACGCGCAGGCGTCTTTTTATTTTTGGTGAAGTATATGGAACTAGACTATCAAATGCCAAGGCCGTGAAACTCATAAAAGAGATTAACCCGCTCAATAAGCTAGTCACTGCTGATTCAGCTGAACCAAGAACTATTAATGAATTCAAGTTATTAGGTCTCAATATCATCGGTGCAAAGAAAGGTGCTGACAGTGTAGACAATGGAATAAAGTTCCTTCAGGACCTAGACAAGATAATTATAGATCCTATTAGATGCCCCAATGCTGCACGTGAATTCAATGATTATGAAATTGAAATGGATAGAGACGGCAACCTTAGAGGGGAGTTCCCCGACAGAAACAACCACACTATAGATGCGGTTAGATATGCTATAGAAAATGAAATCCTTATGAAGAAGGCAAGAGCAGGAAAGAGGAGATTTTAAAAGATGTATTATACTTTCACGATTCCACGAGAAGAATTCGACGAGACAAACATAGACAGAAGCATGATCCTTCGTCTCATTAGCAAGCATTATAGTATTCGTGCTCCTGAGATATTGAAGAATGTCGGCTATTACTTTGGTAAGCATGCCATCATGAACAGGGAAAAGAAGTTCAAGAACCAGCCGAACAATAAGATCATGGTAAACCATGCTAAAGATATATCAGATACAGCAACGGGCTATTTTCTTTCAAACCCTATCACATTCAAGAAGAATACAGAAGACGGCAATATTGACAAGCTGACAGGTGCTTTTGTTGATGCAGAAACAGATGATACAGATTCATGCAATGCCATCAATATGTCACGTGCTGGTGTCGCTTATGAGTATGTTTACTTATGTGAGCATGAAAGCAAGCTGATGACCAAGACACTTGACCCATTGTCAACGTTCAAGGTTTTCGATGCTTCAATTGAGCAGCATGAACTATTCAGTGTTTATTATTCGATTGAAAAAGATGATTCTACTGACAGGTTCAATATCATCGCAACAATAACAACTGAGAACTATGTCACAAGAATCGGAATCACTTGCAATGAGGAATTCGAAAAAGGCGAGTTTTCAGAACTAGGTGAGCCTTACCCACATTTCTTAGGTGAGGACCCTATCATTGAGTATAGAAACAACATGGACTGCATTGGAGACTATGAACAGCAGATTTCTCTTATCGATGCATATAATACATTATGCTCTGACAGAATCAACGATAAGGAGCAGTTCATTGACGCAGTGCTTGTTGTCTATGGCGCTCTTTTAGGTGATGACGATGAAGAAGCAACAAAAGCGCTCCAGGCTATCCGTAAGAATGGTGTTATGGAACTTCCTAGTGATGCACGCTCTGAATATCTGACTAGAACATTTGACGAGAATGCTGTGGAAACACTCAAGCGCTCAATAAAGGAAGATATCTATTCACTTTCTCATGTTCCTAATCTGACAGATGAAAACTTTGCTGGCAACAGTTCGGGCATTGCTATTCAATATAAGCTTCTAGCACTTGAGACCCTCACCAAGACAAAAGAGAGATATTACAAGAAGGGGCTTAAGAAGCGTATAAGAATGTTCTGTACTTACCTCAATCTAAAAGCAATTGCTGCTGATCAGTCAATGATTGAGCCTGTTTTTACAAGAGGATTACCACAGAACCGTCTTGAATTATCACAGATTATTGCGAATCTTAAAGGTGTTGTATCAACTAAGACACTTCTTGCACTTCTTGACTTTGTTTCAAATGTTGATGATGAAATGAAAGAAGTCAAAAAAGAAAAACAGGAAGCACTTGAAACACAGAAGCAGTTATTTGATACCGAAAATCAGAATACTCCTCCAGAAGATGAAGAAGAAACAGAGGAGCATGAGAACGATGATAATGATGATGATAAAGAAATGGAATAATAGTGCTCTGTTATGACTAACATCAAAAACATAAAGTACTGGGAGATGCGAGAAGCAAGGAACATGTACAAGGATATGCAGTTAGCTGAGGACTGCGCTAAAGATTTGAGTGTAATCTATAGCAAGGCTGCAATCTACACTGCCAAGCAGATTGAGGGAATATTCAATAGATTCGCTTCAAAGCATCATCTGACAAGAGACGAGGCTATTAATCTTCTTTCAGAGGCTGACAGTAAAGATTTCGAAAAACTGCTTGAAGCATACAAGAATAAGACAGGCGCCCAAAAAAGAGAGGTACTAGCAGAATTGGAAGCCCCAGCATACAAGAACCGTATGAAGAGGCTTGATGATATTAACAAGTCAATTAATAAGCTGATTAATGCCATTGAATCCAAGGAAAGAGATGCCATAGGGAAGACAATGCGACAGGTCTATGAAAGCAGTTATCACCATGCGGTATATGAAGCTGCAAGAATGAGCGGTCTAGATCTTCAGACAGGCCCTATTGATGAAGGCGCTCTTGAAACCATTCTGAAAAAGAAATGGTCAGGACAGAACTATTCCGAAAGAGTATGGAACAATACTCAGAAGGTGGCCGATGCACTAAAAGAAGAGTTCATGATAGGAGCCCTCACAGGAAAGACAGAGAAGGAAATGACCGACTCAATCAACGAACAGTTCCTATCAGGTAGAAATAAGGCTAGAAGACTTGTAAGAACTGAATCATCATACATTCACAATGAGGCGCACTTTCAGGCTTACAAGGATTATGGCATAGAGGAGTATAGATTTGTTGCAACACTAGACCTTAGAACGTCTCAAATTTGCCGTGAGAGAGACGGAAGTGTATACAGGGTGAATGATAAGAAGATAGGCGTAAACGCCCCTCCAATGCACCCATGGTGCCGTTCTACAACTATTATGAATCTTGATGATGAAACTATGCATAATCTAGAAAGATTTGCAAGGGACCCTGTTACAGGTGAAAGGATGAAAGTTCCAGCGGATGAGACTTATAAAGAGTGGTATCAGAGAATGGTTGAAAAGCATGGTACAGATGCAATTAACACTGCTGAGAAGTCAGCTAAGAATTATTCTAGTGATAAGAAACAGCAGAAAAAATACCTCAGTTCATTTGATAAGGAAAATATGTCATTATCACAATTAGAATTCCAAAAATCGAAGAATAAAAATAAAGAGGATTCGAAGAATAAAAAGAAAGAAGTATTGAAGAATCTAAAGACTCATGTTAAAGATGCATCGGCTTCTATTGGTCAAGATAAAATAGTTCCTGTTAAGAAAGAGGAAAATACCAATACAAAATTAAATAAAAAGAATGATAAAGCATTAGACTTGAACAAAAAACCAGAAAGAGAAAGGATTATTTCTGAAAATAAAAAAGATAAAATACCTGAAACTACAATAACCGCATTGAATAATGCTGTGAGAATGAATGAAATAGATCCGGACATTGCTAGAAGAGAGTTAACAGTTCTTTTGCCAAGCAAAACGTATATAGGATTAAATCCCTTTACTGGAAGAAAAATCTACATATATGATAAAGACTTCTCTTATTTTATAAAAAAACATGTAACTGATGGGTCTCTTGATATACAGGACCTCATGACAGTAAATACCATATTAGATTATGATATGGCATTTATAGCAGAAGATGGTGAGAGTTATTCATTTGTGAAACAAGCAGAGCGAAAAAATGGGGCTTATGATATTGTTCTTAAATATATTAATGATGAAGAGGAAATTTTCCATTTCAACTATAAGAGTAAAAAATCTGCAGCTAAGAACATAAAAAGACTTAAAAAGAAAATGAGTTTATTGGATGTGAGAAATAAAAATATATTGACTTATTTAGATTTAAATGATTTAATATCAGTAGAAAAGGATAACTGATGTAGAAAAATCGGTCTCGTCTAACACGCCGTATATCTAATTAGATATATGCCGGATGAGGGATGCCCATTCTTAGAAATGGTTCGACCGCCCCTCCAGTTATCCTTTTTAATTGATTATCATTACGCAGATCGACTAAAAGAATAGTCGTTTTTTTATTTTATACAATTTCAAGGAAGGAGAACAACATGGCAAGGGATGATTATCATGTAATTGTTTATCAGATTCTATCCTACCTGTATATGCAGCTAAAGCAAGGCAAGGATATTGATGCATCACTCATAAGACACGACAGTAAATATCTTCAGATCAACAGAAAGTACTGGACTTATGTCATTGTGAATCTGTTGAATGAGGGATATATCAGTGGGATAGTAATTGACCAGGATATAGACGAAAACATAGAAATATACAACCTTGATAAATGTGAGATTACACCAAAAGGAATAGAATACCTTACTGATAATTCAACTATTGAAAAAGCCAAGCGATTTATGAAAGACTTGAAAGACATATTACCGTTCGTATAAGCCGACTATCTAGTCGGTTTTTATTTTGCTCAATTTCAAGAAAGGAGAACCATATGGCTGAAGGATTGAAACCACATCATCACCAGTACTTTGAGTATGACTGTAAAAGTCATTTTGACAGCCGTAGGCACGTCATTGTTAAGAAGGTGACATATATGTGCATGATATGCGGAACTCTCACACGAGACATATGAAGAGTACTGTCCGCCTCCCAAGGAAAGAAAACCTAAAGCATTGATGAAATACAGAAGCAGACAGAAGAGCGGTTGATGTTCTTCTTTTTTTCTGTTTGTCCATAACGTGCATATGACATTAAAAGGTGCATGGATATAACAGTCATACGGACTATAAACGGAGGAATTAAGTTATGGAATATATTAAGAATATGATGCCTTTGAACCTTCAGCTTTTTGCGGAAGAAGGGGAAGAGGGGGGAGAAGATACAGGCGATGAAGGGAATCCCGATAATGCGCAGTCAGGTGAACCTGAAGATGGTAAAGCCAAAGTAACAACCCTCACAGAAGACGATGTGGACAGAATCGTCCAGAAGAGACTTGCCCGTGCAAGAAAGAAGTGGGATAAGGATCATACGGAAGCCGAAAGGCTTCAAAAGATGACAGATGATGAAAAGAAGCAGTATGGTACTACGTCAAGAAAAAGTACCAGTCAAACTGAAATTTCTTTACTAATCCAATTACTCTTTACATAACTTTTTTCATATTGATTTGGACTTTGATAATTACAGT